AACCAATGCGGAAGACGTGATCGGCCCACTCGCACAACTCCAAGCGCACGCTGTACTGCTTGTTGTGCTGAAGTTTAGGTCCGTCCTCAAGATAGTCCATGCCCTCTGCGTTCGCTAGAGTGATCTGAGCAAGCTGGGCCAAAAGAATCACGCTACGCCCCGTCCGTACCAGGACATCAAGATCAGAGAGCAGCAGCCGATAACACTCAAGCTGATGGGCGGGGCCGTCCCATCCGTACTTCCTCATACTCGTAACCGTACCCCCTTGTGCAGTTTTGTAGTGCTCATAGATGTACGGTTCCATCTGCTCATCTAGTTTCGTCACCGTGTCGATGACAACGGTACAGCCCTCGGGCCATAGATTCTTCTGATGCAAGGCATCTCGCACATCCTGAAAGCCCTCAATGCCGGGGATGCTCAACACAGGCTCGCCCGTCTTCGGGTGCCTGATCTTCCGCCCGCCATCATCAAGACCGATGAACACCGCACCGGGGGCCATTGCAGCCTCAGTCGTTTTACCGATGCCGCTCTTACCGTACATCACGATCTTCTCGCCCTCATTTGCGCCCGTCCAGGGCATGATGCTAAACACCTTGGCCACGCGAGCGGGGGCAGCAGAGGGCTTGCCCCCCATGCCGAGCATCGGTCTGGGTTTTGTTGTCATTGAAGGGGGTTTAGTCAAGTTTCGACCTCCAAATAATTTCGAGGGTGATAAATCGTATCATTTCCCGTCTTTCTGTTGTGGTTGATGGTCTTCAGCCCACTTTGCATTTGACATAGCGAAAATCCCACTGATCCGAAAAGCCCCAAGGGGTCGGTTGGGGGGAAACATATTAAGGTACTGGTCGATAACTTCCACGGTCATCTCTTCTTGCAAAGGCCGGGTCATCCTTTTTGCCTTACGAATCGCATAGGATTGCCGGGTTTTTCCCGGTATCACTTCCTTCTCGGATTCGGCGTAGATCACAAAATACACTATTCCTCCGTAACTAACCCCGCGTCTAAAACGGGGTCAACAAAAAGACGCCGAAAGCCGGGAGGGGTGGTACACCCATCACACACGGCGTCAGCACCACACCCAAAGCAAATCGGGATATACGAACAAGGGAAAGTAGCCCTGCATTGCGACTCGTTTTCATACCAATGCCCCGTCTTATCGAACAGCCGTTGCATCTCGTAGATGTTGAACAACTCACATCGAAACTTACGAATTTCCTGATCTGTACGAACAATCTCCTTGCGGGCGTAGTAGAACTCGGGCCGCGTGTGGATATCAGCCAAGAGTCGAGCACCGAACATCTCCACCGTCTCCCTGATTGCGAAGCCTTTTTTACCCTGCTCGATCTCAGCCACCTCACCACCCACCGTCATCGAACGGGATTGTTGTTGTCCCGGATTGTCAATATCGGGAGTATACACAACCGCAAACACTTGCCCGCAATACTCTCCGGTTTGAATGAACTCAGCGGTCTCCTTTTGAGTCAGCATTGCGGGCTTGATCGTCGGCTTGTGCCAAACGTCGTAGAGGGTATTGCCAGGGCGATCATCCGTGGAGAACTCTACCCCCGCAGCACTCAGAATATCATTGCCCTCGAATTCGACGAGATCACGGAAAGCCAGGGCATACATCGAAACCTGTGTATCCTTCTTTGCCCTATCCCAGTAGTCAGAGTCAGAAGCAATGGATCGGCTCGTGCTCTTTCGCTCCATACACCCCACCATCCCCTGCCATCTGACAATATGGTCGAATTTCCCGACTCTCACGACTTCATGTAGGGGTAAGGGTAATCCCGTTCTAGGGGCGTGAAGGGGTAGATCAAAGGGCACCTCAGAAGCCAACACCTCTACGGGGTCATTCTGCCAGTACCAAAGATACCCGATGAAACTGGTGAGGAGAATCTGCCTCTCTAGCGCCCACTCTTTTGCTGTCTTACTCGCGGGCATTTGCCTATATCGCTGATTCAAATGTTCAACAACCTCACCTAGAGCAATCTCTTTCCTCTCCTCGTGGCCACGATCACCGAGTTCAACACGGGCCTGTTCAACCCTCGCTCCGGCGTAAACCTCGTGCATCGAATGCCAGTTTGTGCCCATACGCTGGTTGTCGGTGTCTGCAGTGAGTCTCAAGCCTTCGCGGTAAGCGAGTCGAAAACGCTGAGGACATGCTTTGAGAGCAGATATAGCACTCGCGGAGATATGGAAGCATCGGGGATTAGTTTCAGGCATTCGTATGACCTCGCAAAGACTTCATCGGTCGCTTTCCGTGACTCCTACCGCCCCCACTCGCATAGAACGCAAAGGCTTCAGGGGATCGCTTACCAAATTTCTTGACTGTCTCACCACCCCCGTATGTCCGCAGAAAATGGCAGATCAGCAAAGCATCCATCCTGCCATCGAGTATACCCCCACGGGGGCCGCAAATCAGGGTTGCATGTTCGGGGTAGAGGCATTTAAATTTCTCAGCGGCCCTCTCATTAGCCCCGGCAATATTCTTTCCATCTAAACCCAGTCTACCTTTCCAGAGGTTTGGGGCTATCAGACAGTAATCGTTCCCACCCCTATGTAACAGGGCTTCAAGGGAACCAATTTGCCGACCGAATCTAAAACACCTCTCCGCCCCCTCCTCCGGCCTAGTAGTCGGATTCTCTAGTCCCCAACACACCCGGGGGAGAAGGGACACCTCTCGCAATACAGAACACAGCCTAGTTAGGTCTAGTGCTCTATATTTTTTTGCCCTTCCGATCTCCCTAATGGGCATATCCCAAACCTTAACACTCGTACCCCCCGCATTCATCAAACTGATTGCCCCGGAAAATCCCGGATCAATCCCGGCAAAGAAGGCATACTCCGAGATTGGGATGTCAATGAGGGGCATATTTCTCCACTTAGTGTACGCAGTAGAACTTCGACACCTTACCCTCTGCCGCCAGGGGTAATCCAATACCCCAGGCGGGTACACGACTAAGTTCCTCAATCGCGGCAACAAGGGCCGTACCCGCCGACTCCTCAGACACACACGCGACAACCTCATCGTGTATATGATGGGCTACATGGTGCCCCCGATCTTCCAAACGCAGGATGGTTTCCGCTAGGATATCACGAGACATTGCTTGCACTGTATTTTCAGCCAAGTGTCCACCCCACACGCGGCTCCAACTCTTCGTGATATCGCTCCAGACTTCGAGCGTTGAGCCAAAATTTCCCCCCTCTTTGAGTCTCACCCGATGGTAGTAAAGCTCTCTGCCACACGGGAGCACAATGGCTACATCGCAATCAGGAAAACTGCGAAACTTCAACCCCTGGGGCATCTCACAGGACTTGTGATATCGGGCTGTGTAACTGAAGGCCCGCTCGATGTCCTTCCAAAATTGCGTGATCCTCGGGTGCTCAGCACGATACGTGTCCCTGATTTTCAGGGCCGTGTCCAGGTCAAACTCCCCCTCACCCATTTCGTGAATCCGATCTTGACCCATCCCGTACCCGCAGCCGAGTATCCCAATCTTGCCAATACTGTTTCTCGCCCATCGCATTCGAGCTTCAACAGCGGGAATCCCACCCCCGTCTTTCCGGGGTTTGCGCACTGCCCACCCCAGCACCTTTGCCGCAAATCCGCAGTACACCTCTTCATTGCGAGCGAATTTCGCTACAAGATCATCCTGCCCCGCAATCCATGCGAGCACACGAACCTCGATCTGAGCCGCGTCTGCGATCACTAGAGCGTGTCCCGGTGGGGCCACAAGCATCTCCCGCACTTCATTGACTAGGGCATGGCCCCGACTGCCTAGATTTTGGAGGTTGATCTTTTCCATCCCCGCCCAGCGCCCCGTGTGCGCTCCATAGTACTTGAGGGGCACAGCCAGTTTGCCCCCCATCGCTGTTGCCTGAGCCATGATTCGTTGCACCCGTTTAATATGAAGGGGCCATGACGACGTAGCTGCTCTCGCTGCCATCAACTGACGTACCTTCTCATTTGGGTGTTTCTCTAACTTCGCCCGTTGCGGATCATCCTTTGCTATGGCGAGAATAAACCCACTCTTCCCGGTCTTGTAGTATTGTGCGGGATTATCCTCGACACCCCGCAGAGCATCAATAAGTTCCTGCTCAAATCGCAAATCCCCATTTACCTCGATACGAGTCAATCCCGTGGGCTGCAACACCGCGTCAATCTCAGCTTCCATCCGCTGTATGAGGTTGACCCCCTTCTCATTGTCCACGCAGAGAGTAGGGGACAGGAACAACTCAAGGGTGTGCTTCATCAGGGGAAGCTCAACATCGGGGCGACCGAGGCGAGGCAGCAGAATCGTGAACAGTTCCCACTCTCGCATCACGTCATTACTGCCATAGGCGACTAGAGTTTGTTCTTGCCCCAGGGGAATGAGGGAGATCGGAGTTGGGAGTCTCGGTCCTTTCTTCCTGCCTTTTGAGGTTTTGGCGAATCGCTTGCGGTAGGTGACGCCTTTAAATTGCGAGGTGTCGCCCTTTTGGGGCAGAGCAAATCGTTTCGTAAGGGCGTCAAGGCTATTTGAGGTACGAGCGTTCCAATGTCGAGCAAGTCCCAATGTGTCAATGACGTGGGGAGGACTGATGCCATACTTCTCCTTCAAGATTAGCAGATCAAAGGCAGCGTTGTGAGCGATTACCGTGAGCTTTTCGAGGTTCTGGCCGTACTCCTCTTGAAGATAATCGAAGTGTTCTGTTACGTGAGTTTCCCCAAGATAGAACCGAGTCTGGTTTTGGTAATCGCCGAATGGGGCCTTGCCCCCATCCATCAACAAAGTCCCCATCCCCAGCACCTCAAACTCGGGCGAGGTGACGTATTCAACCGTGCTCAGTCCGTCACCCCTACCCGCCAGTTTGTACTCGCCATCAAAGTACGTCTCAAAGTCGACGACAAGCACGTCAGTGGGGTAGTGGCAATCCTTCAGCACCTTCACCCACGCGGGGAGA